TTGATAACTACCGGAAATCCGTCCCGGCTCGGTGAGGCCGATTTTCGGCCCCAGTAAAAAGATAATACATTTTTTTGAAATCGTATCAATTTAATTTCATTTAACTAAACAAAGTGACTATTTAAGCGAAATTAAATAGACCATTTCATTTAATTTTCAGTTTAACTCAGGTTCCCCCATGATGCGCTTAAATAGCATAAAATTGAGTGTTGATAACTTGTTGATAAATTTTTAGGTCAATTTTCGATATATGTTGACATTATGCCCGAATTATGTTATATTTGAGAATAGCAAATAGTTCCTCCAGGTTTGGATTGGTAGAACCGGGTTCCCACACAGAGAGCCCGGTTCCTTAAAATTTGAAGGAGTTTCATGAGTGATGCTTCTGATAATGTTTCCTCTGCGTCCACGCCTTCAGATCCCGTGCCCGACAATATCGACATCAACGCAGCTCTCGGCCATTTGCCAGACGGATCCCATTCGTTATCTTCTAATACAGAAACAGATCCTGATGACTCTCCAGATATAAATGACACAGGAGATTCATTGCCAAGCCATTACAATGTGACAAATGTTTCCTTACCCGTTAAAAAGAAAAAGAACGGACATCCTTTGGCGTTTGATACTCCTCAAGAACTTGAGACCGCGGTCAAATCCTACTTCTCCAATCCTGCAAATGAGCCCTTCACAATGTCCGGTCTGGCTCTTGCCTGTGGCGTCAGCCGAATGACTTTACTGCAGTATAAAGGCCGGAACGGATTCGCAGCGATCGTTGAATGGGCCAAGTCAAACATAGAGGTTCAGACAGAGAAAAAACTTTTTGAAAGAGGCATGAGCCCAACCGGCGCCATTTTCTCTTTGTGCAATAATTTCTCGTCTGGTTGGAGACAGAGAAATGAAATAGACCAGAACATAGGCGGACAAAAAAACAATCCGTTATCTATTAATATCAAATTCATAAAGGCCCAAGACAAAAGTGAAGCATCTTAACATAGACATTGAAATTCCTGAGGCCTATCAGTTTCTCCTGACCGAGAAAGCTCGTTATAAAGGTGCATGGGGTGGACGTGGTGCTGGCCGCACAATCAACTTTGCCAGAGCCCTCTTGATTAAGGCCCTTGAGAAGAAACGAAAGATACTGGCCTGTAGAGAGATTCAAAATTCAATAAGAGACTCAATCCACGCCACATTAAAAGAACAGATCGAGATTCTGGGTCTGGGTCCATATTTTGATGTACAAGAACGCGGGATAGTCTGTACCAGGACAGGATCCGAGTTCATTTTCTCAGGGCTTTTCAGGAACGTAGAGAAGATCAAAAGTTATCAGTCTTTGGATATAGTGGACATCGAAGAAGCAGCCACCATCAGTGAAGAATCTTTGACCATTCTTGGGCCTACAGTCAGAAACCCAGACTCAGAAATATGGCTCAGATGGAATCCCCGTTATGTCGACGACCTTGTTCATCAGCGGTTCGTGGTCAATCCTCCCAAGGACTCCATCATAAAATTCACCAGTTGGCGTGACAATCCGTTTTTTCCTGAAGTTCTTAGAAAAGAGATGGCCTCGGATTACGCTTATCGTCCGACTTTGGCCAAGAATATATGGGAAGGGTCGATACTTGGTCAAGGCCGTAAAATTTGGAGTTTCCTACCCTCAATCCACGTTAAGAACTTCGACATGAAGCTGATCAAGGACAAAGCGGTATTCTTCTGCGGCTGCGACCCTCATCAACACTATTACAGCGCAATTCTATGGGCCGCAGTCATGCCCAAAGAGGGCGGGGGCAGAACAGTCTGGATTTATAATGAATGGCCGAAGAGAGAAGACGTGGGCGATTTCTATCACGAGATCCGGAAGAAACTTTTGTACACTGGATCCTTGTCCGACCTGACCAAAGTTGTTCTCTCCAATGACGGGACTCTGGAATGGGGAATCAAGATCAGGAAAAGAGCCCTCGATACACGTTTCAGTAAAGGGGTTGGGTCTGGGTCTTATTTCAGTGGGGATACCCAAGGGCTCGTGTCTGAGTGGGCCAAGCCCGCGAATGGCGGACTGCATTGGCATTGCCCGTATGAGAAGATAATCGATATTCAGAGATCGGCCATCACGGATGACCTGTCTTATAATACAACATTGCCGGTTGGGCCGTTTAATGAACCCAATTTATATGTCAGTCCTGTGTGCAAGAACCTGATCATGTCCCTTATGAACCACAGGCTCGAAGAGGACAGTGAGAGTGAGTCTGAAAAGTATAAAGATTTTTCGGACTGTTTGAGGATCCTCTATGCGTCAATCGAGGGTGAGAACCTGAAACCTGCTCAGCCAAATTATGTTTCTCACGGCGTGGTCCCGGTTTACACCAACCAAACGACGAATGCATGGTTAGGAGCTTGAGTATGATACACATTTGTCAATCAGACACGATTCCCGGGCTCGAGGCCGAGGTCAACAGGATGTTTGATTTTACCCCGATCGGTGGAGTCTGCGCTGACAGTGGAAATTTTTACTTGGCCATGATGCATGTGGCCCAACCCAGCCAGGTCCCGGTCAGACGGATCAGGGGGGTGTCGGCGGGCGGGCCAGCAAAGTCTGCCGACGGAGGCGGCAGCATCGGCATCAGTCACGGATATACACACGGATACACACATCCAGACAGTCTTCCTCACTCTGGTGAGGATTGAATCAGGAGACAGACATATGGCAAGACTTCAAAATGACGCAGCATGGTTTGCTCGAGAGACCAAGGCCAAGCTGAATAAGGGTCAGATGCACATTGACCAAGCTCGGGATCATCTCAATGCGGCCAGCATGATCCAGACACATGACCATGAAGGTGCCGCGGGATTGCTCGAGAAGGCGGGAATCCATGCGAATGCTGCAGGGAAGCATTATATGGCCCACAGCAAGAAATGGATACAGTCTGCGATAAAGAAGACTGGCAGCTTCACCAAGCAGGCGAAGGGTGCGGGCATGGGTGTGCAGGCATTTGCATCCAAGGTTCTTTCCAAGGGCTCCAAGGCCAGTACCAAGACCAAGCGCCGGGCCAGACTGGCGAAGACGCTTGCGGGATTTCATAAATGACCATTGGTGATCGGGTCTTGGTCCAGACCTGTTGCAACACCAGACACGGGCGAATAGCCAACATCGAAGGACCGGTGGCAAGAGTTCAGCTCGACAACGGTGATTATAGGTGGATCCGGATCGAGAACTTGAAAGAGGACAAATGAAAATATCAAGGTCGGCAGTCAGTAGAGTGGTTGAAGCCTGTCTGGAATTGCCAGACATAAAGACAGCGACTGTTTACCTGGCTCCAGACTGTGTTGTCCGTGCAACGGTCAGGAGTAAGGACCGGTCATCGACCGAGCTCGTGGTTACGATCGGACGACCCAATTACGCCGAGAGGCTCTTTATCAAAGCCTGTAAAAGTGCTGGAGAACCGTTCCCAGTGCGTAAAATCCAATTACGCCCTTGGCCGAAGAAGAGGTCCAGACGTCTTCCTCACTCTGGTGAGGATTGAATCATGAATTTTCTCACATATTGGAGAATAGCAAATGTCAGTAAAAGCTGAACCCGCCATCGATACTGGGTCATTGACAGGTGATGCAAAGATCCTCGCTGTTGCGGATAAACGCCTGCGCTTTTGCATTGACTCCATGGACAAGATCCATCGGGAGATGTTAGAGGACTTGTATTTTTACGGATCGCAGCAATGGCCTGAAGATATCCTTCGTCAACGTAATGATGACAGAAGACCCAGTGAGACCATTAACAAGTTGCCTGCGTTTGCCGCACAGATCATGAATGGTATGCGTCAATCAGAGCCGGGGATCAAGATCCGGGCCGTCGACAACGTGACAGACCCGGACACGGCCGAGGTGATTCAGGGCCTCATCCGCGGCATCATGCACAATGGCAACAGCAAGAGCGCCATCGACACTGCTTCGTTTTATCAGGTGGTTTGTGGTCTTGGTTATGCTCGAATCTTGACAAAGTATTGCGACGATAAGACGTTCAACCAAGAGCTCGTGGTTTCGCGCATCGACTCTCCCATGTCCGTGTATGTTCCTATAGACCTGATCAACGAGCTCGATTTCTCGGACATGCCCTATGCGTTCATCCGGACACGCATAAGTAAAGATGACTTTGCCGAGGACTATCCGGATTGCGACATGACTTCCTATGATCTCAATGGCGTAGGCGAGGATTACTGGATCGGCCCCGACTATCTTTACATTTGTGAATACTTCGAACGGGTCCGGACAGTCAAGACCATGTACCTTTTATCGAATGGCGAGACCACGACCGAGAGTAAACGGGTCACCGCGGCCAAGGCCGAGGGATTGACGGTTGATAAGACCCGGGAAGTGGAAGACTACAAAATCATGTGGCGGAAGATCACGATGCATGATGTATTAGAAGAGAAAGAGTTCCCAGGCAAGTACATCCCGATCATCCCGTTTATTGGCCAGCCGATCAATGTCAACGGCGAGAAGAGATTTGTCGGCATGGTTCGCAATAGTAAATCGCCTCAAAGAATGTACAACTATTTCTTTAACGCCGCGATTGAAGTCATCGCTCTTGCACCGCGGGCCCCTTACGTCATGGCCCAGGCACAGATCGAGGGATACGAAGAGGTCTGGGCAACTGCCAATTCCAAGAACAACGCGTATTTGCCTTATCACCCCATTACAAGTGACGGAGTGGCAATTCCCCCTCCGCAACGCACAGCTCCTCCGGAAGCCGGCCAGAGCCTGTTTGCAGGAATTTCCTTGGCCTCCGAGCAACTCAAAGAAGTTACCGGCATCTATGATGCATCACTTGGATCTCATGGTACAGAGACATCAGGCAAAGCAATTCTCGCTCGTCAAAAACAGGGCTCGATCGGCTCTTACCATTATACTGATAACCAGGCGATGGCAAAGCAGCACATGGCCCGGATCATGGTCGACATCATCCCGGACATCTATGACATGGCCAGGACCATCCGGGTTCTTGGTGAGGATGAAACCGAGAAGGTCGTGGAAGTCAACAAGATACATCAGGATCCCAACGAGCCCGGTAAACTGTATGACCTGACCGTGGGCCAGTATGACATTGTAATTGATGTCGGTCCCAACTATGAGACCAAGCGGATGGAGACCAGCGAGAACCTGATGAACATCATGCAGTCGAATCCTCAGGCCGCGGCCCCGATCATGGATTTACTGTACCGGAACTTGGACTTTACATATGCACAAGAGGCCGGGGACCGGATGAAAAATATCATCAAGCAGCAGTTCCCGGGCATCATCCAAGAGGAGACGAATGAAGGCGGCAGACCTAATGAGGAACAGATCCAGAGTATGGTCCGGGACATGCAAAAACTCATGCAGGCCCACCAGTTGACAATGCAGGAGAACGCGCAGATGGCCCAGATGATCGGGCAATTGCAGGCTGCGCTCAAGAGTAAAGCTGAGGAGAACCAGATCAAGATTGACCAGACGGTGATCAAGGCCCAGGCCGAGATCCAGAAGGCCCAGCTGGGTGCCCAACAACAGCAGCAGAGTTTACAGGCTGATCTGTTTATGCATCATACGAATCGTATTGACAAAGCACAACAGATGCAGCAAGCACAAGAGATGAAATCAATTCCTGGGAATCCCAAAAGGGTCCCTGTTGAAACAGAATAGAATTCGGTCACTGGTTCCCGTCGAGCCAGGCAAGATAACATAAGGAGAACTTATGACAACGGCAACTGAAGAAGTCAAGGATGTAACGGCGACCGAATCTGTACCTGAGACCCCGGCTCCAGAGGCAACGACGGAGACCGAGGCCAAAGTTGAAGAATCTACTGGTACAGAGGAGAAGAAGCCCGAGCAGGCTGTTGAAGAGCAGCCCCCGAAGAGGAACAAGGTCCAAGAGCGGATCGACAAGTTGACGGCCAAGAATTACAGGTTGCAAGGCGAACTGGATGCAGTCCGGCGAATGCAACCCACACAGGCATCACAGCCTGCGCCACAGCCGAATAAACCTGACAGGTCCCAGTTCCAAGATGATGCGTCCTTTGTTGAGGCCTTGACTGACTGGAAAGTTGCCGTTAAAGTGCCGGAGCTCGTCGCTCAGCAAGTGCAGAAGAACACTGCATCTGCGACTGAGACGGAGTTCATGGCTCGAGAGAAGACGTACAAGGCCACGGTGACCGACTACGATGATGTGATTGCTGATGCGGCTGATGTTCCGATTTCACAGCCTGTCGCGGAAGCCATCTTGTCATCCGAGAACGGTCCGGGACTCAGGTACTACCTCGCTACGCACCAGGAAGAACTGAGCAAGTTGAACGGGCTCACGCCCACGCTTGCCGGGATCCACTTGGGACGGATCGAGGCCAAGCTCCAGCCGGAGACCGCTGAAAAGAAAAAGGTCTCACAGGCGTCACCGCCGATCTCGCCTGTCAAGATATCCGGTGCGTCCGGCCGTGTCGACGAAGCTAAGTTGTCGGATAACGACTGGTTCAAGCTCGAACGGAAACGGATGCTTGCTAAAAACAAGTAACCAAAGGAAGAGCTGATATATGGGCGACACTCGTGTTACTCCTCTGGAAATCACAAGGAAGTTCCTTGCGGTTTTCCACAGTAATTGTGTTCTGGCCAAAAACCTGAATCACGATTATGAAAAGAATTTCGGCGGACAGGTGGGATTCGACGGCCAGAAAATCGGCCCGACTCTCAATATACGTGACCCGATCCAGGCCAATGTGAGAACCACATGGGCGATGCAGCAGCAGGACATTACGGAAACGTATCACACCTTGACGATTGATACCGTTCGCGGCGTCGATCTCAAGTTCAGCGATGCGGATCTTGCTTTGTCAATCGACGATTTCGTGCCTCGTTACATCGAGTCACCGGCCAAGAAACTGGCCGCGATCGTCGATCAGATCTGCGCGACGTACATGCTTCAGAATGCGCCCAACTGCGCCGCGGCAACTGCCTTTGCAGTGCCCACGACAGTTGACACGTACCTTGGAGCAGGTGCGATGTTGAAGGCCAATCTGGTGCCGTTTACGGACGGTATCGATGTGGCGATCCCTCCGAAAATGGAGCGGAAGATTGTCGGTGGTCTTGCTGGTCAATACAACCCTCAGGGAAACATCAGTGAGATGTTTACAAAAGGGGAAATGGCGCAAGCGGCTGGCTTGACTTGGTATATGAGTCAGGTCATTCCCGCGATCACGACCGGTGACACGACTTCCAGTGACACCCCGATCGTCGGGACGTTCGTTGCGGGTACACCAACTTCCCTGCCGTACACAAGTGCGACATCGAGCGGTGTGTGGAGAGCTGGACAAGTGATAACGATTGCCGGATTGTACGATGTCAACTTCG